GGTGCATGCCCTCCGCATTGTCGCTATACCACACGGGCTCAGCATCGTTGATCTGTATTGATACGCCAATGGTTTCAAACTGCGGGCTACGAATGTATTCCTCAGTGGTAACTTTTGTTAGGCTAAACTCCCGAGAATAAAAAGTCTCGAAGTCGATCGTAATAATGTTCACTCAGGTTCCTTTAAAAGTTTCATCATTCCTGTGGCTTCTTCTTTGCTCAAACCTTTTGCTAAGGTTGTGCTTGTTCGCTCGATACCCTCGAACTCCCACTTGTAGATACTGTATTTGCCGTAGCTAAACTTCATGCGGTACTCGGTGCGTTTTAAATGTTCCGCATAATTTTTATACTCAGCCCCGAATAACTTTTCTAACCCGGGCAACAATTCTCTGAGTAAGTCAGCACGACTAATTGACATTGCTCAGCCCCTTTACCATCTCAATGTGTGCCTCAATATCAGCTAGGTTTGTTTCGTTGATGACCAAAGCTACACCACCCGAGTTCCTAACATTTGTTAGATTTTTTTCTTGTAGCGAAGTAGTTGTACCCTTACCCGCCTTGGCTTCAATCGCCATGAAGTACCCATGCACGCAACATAGGAAGTCGGGCACACCGCTATTGCCGTAGCCTGTGCCTATAGGCATAGCGTAGTAGATGTTGTGTTCTTTTAAGATCGCTTTGATCTTTGCCTTGACCTTGGCTTCAGGTGTCTGCGCCATAGATCGTGCTCCTCCATACTGATACCGAGGGCATGTGATTGTGGGACTTGGTCGGCGTTGTATAGCCTTGGTGCGCAACCCATCCGAGTGTCTTGAGCGTGCGTACACCCGATACCCATACGTTAGGGTGCAACTCTTTGGGTCGGAATAAAAGATTTTTTGCGCAATGCTCTCGGAATTCATCTCCAAGAACAAGGGGCTTAGTTGCTAGCAACTGCTCGGCTAACTCTAAGTAACGTTCAACAAACTCGGGGTTTGTTTTGTTGGCTTTTGCCCAACACTTGTCAGCAAGGGCAAGTGCATTGTCCATTCGTTCGCTCATCTGATGACTCCAAAATGTTTTCGAGCTCTTATTATAAACTCAACATTTGACAAAGTCAATAGTACAGACGAAAAAAAGCCACCCGAAGGTGGCTAGTAGTTTCCCTAATTCCTAACAAATGTTAGGTCGAGCTATCGATCTCACGTGACAGATACCACAATGCTTTCTCTAAGTCTTGCTTACGATTGCCTTTGTGGTCGGCACGTGTTAGATACTTCACCACGTTGCCGATGTTGTAGTTCAACTTCTTGGCCTCGATGAAGTCGATCGTTTCTATTCCCCCTACTTTGTAATGGCTAGGGTGATTGACTGGGTCGTTGGTCGGAATGTGATAGTCTTGACTGCTCTCTATACGTTCCTTTGCTCTACCCATTGTGATCGCATAGGTGATATCGGACATACGATCAGGCTCTACACCTGTCTTAATATCCGTAGCCAATGGTGTATCCGACATACCTACTGCTAGGGTCTTCCACTTCTCCAAAGTTTTATGGATGTGGTCGAGGTGCTCCTTTGTTGCTTTATTTACAATGCTTGATTTACGCTTGGCATTCCACATCACTGTAGATACGTAAGCATTCTGAATGCCTAATGCCAGCCCTATTTCTTTTGGCTTGGCGTTCGGGTTCTTGGCTACGTAGCTAAGGATTTGTTTTGACTTTGATACTTTTCTACCCATGATTTACTCCTTGTTGGTTTGTTGTCTAACGTACTCTGTAAGAATTTCCCTCATCTTGGCTTGCTTTGTGTACGCAAAGTTGGCGTTGAAATAATCCATCACCTCCTTCGATAGACGCAAGCTCGTACAAAACAGCGCGGGCTTCTTACCTAACCCTCGCCCTTTCTTTTGTTGTTCCAATTTTAAATTTTCTATTCCTGTTGTCATATCACTCTCACTGGTTCAATTATTACTCGTACTCTGATAACTGTATAGCTATTGGGTCGCTCCGTCACCATACACATCTCAGCATCTTTTTTTGTCCTGAACAAAAGGTACGGCGTGTCATCGATAAAAGGTTTCAAGTACTTTTTATTCTTGCCCACAATCGCAAACCTCTCGGTCATAATTCTTTTCATTCTTCTAACACCCTGTCTAAAATGTTTTTGATCCTGTCGATTACATCTTTCTGCGGACTAAACAATACTGTATCGATTTCAATCAACGCCTTGTAATACTCTTCACCTTTCACCGCATACTTAAAGGCATCTTCATCGTCGGGGTAATTAAACTCAATTACGGCTTTCATACGCTGACCCTTTCGTTAGTCGAATGAGCAAGCGAGCTTTACGGAATGTTTTGCGTACGTCCGTAGCCGCAGATCCAATCCATTTAAACTTAGGGTCTCCGTAACCCCGCAAGGGGGTTACTCGTGATTGATATTTCAGTTCTTGCATTTCATGCCCCTTCCCTAACATTTGTTAGATCGTCCACCAACAATATAAATATCTCACTTGATACTTTGCAACCAATATCCGTAAGATACTGCTCGTCTTCCACTAACTTTAGCATACCCATTTTCATACGCATATCCACGGGAAGAGTATTATCATCGTACAAGTCCACCTTGTCACCTACTTTGACTAGGTACTTACCTGTATCCTTAACCACCAATGCGGTCTTGCTAGTGCCGAACTCATGCTGAACCCTCTCAATGGTTTGCATTTCAACATTAATCACCGCTATCTTTTCTCTAGCATGGTTAATCTTATCTCTCTTGGGACTGGGTAGTATCTTATCCACATGTTCCAAGAACATAGGAAAGCCCGCATTCTCAGCCCAGTTGACTAGCTCACCCTTAACAGTATTGTCGTACTGGTTACGCTCACGTTCCTTGTTCCATTGCGCTCGGTTCACAATCTTCTCGGCTTGCTCTTTCGCTTTTTGGATACGCTCATTTGGGCTCATCTTGCCAAACATTTTCTTGGCCGTGATGACTGCCTTATCTGCATCCCCTGTACGATAAGAGCTACTACGGGTACGGGTCGCACCGATCCTATGATTGCTTACATATATTACATTCCCACGCTGACCCATGTACGTTACGCCAATCGAACCTAGCTCCTCGTTGTCTAACTTAATCTTGAAGTCCGTTACAACATATTCACCGCTTGCTTGGCCTGCGAACTTAGTAAGTGTAGCCACGAATGTCCAAAGCGGATTCAATGTTGCCAGTCGGTTAATCACAGGCTCAACTAACGAATGCACGCCTGTGATTGTTTGTGGGCTTCTCTCTATCTCATCGGACAAGACCACGTTACTCAAATCTAATGTGTTCATACTCATACTCAGTTACTCCTAACAAATGTTATAAATCAAAACGCAATTTCAACGCTACGACAGACAGTCAACACATTCTGTGCGCCATCTGATTCCACGAAGTGAATGTCATCTAACTCCTCACCTATACGCACGAACTCGTAAGCCCACGATAGCGTACCGCCTTTGCCGTCCGCTAATTCTTTGAACTTTTCTATAAATCCATTGAACTCAGTGACATCTACGTGACTGTCGTACCACTTAACATCCTCCAAATAGAACTTAAGACATTTAAATTCTTTGAACTCTAGTTCTCTAAGATCTTCTTTGAACGTACCCCCAATGTTCTCCTCTACGAATAGCTTCATAGACGGATAGTCCTCTTCAGCATTGCAGTAGAACACCGCAGTCACATCGCTTCTGTATCCCATAGTACCTCCTACCAATCAAACTTACCAAGAATCGCATCCACCTTGGACTTCAGATTCTCACGAACATACGCATCTTCCTTGACATCCTCGATGTTAGTCCCGAGCATGGCTAGCTCTACTTGCTTACGTGCATCCTCCAACTTGGGATCGTTGGTCACGTTCAGCTTGGTCAACAACTCGCACAACTCCAATGGGTTAGAGATCAATGAGTCGTGATAGCGTTTCTTCCCGTCGCCTGAGTCTTCCAACTTCTTGGACATACTCAAGAGAACTTCGTGCAGTCTCTCCCATGGTGTACGCATCGCCTCGGCTAGCTTCTCTGTGTACTGTGCCTCGTATGCCAGCTTCATCTCTTCTAAGTCATGCGCAGGTATGTCTAAGCGAAAGTCACCCGCTTCAGGCAACGGCTTCACATTTCTACGAAAGCTGAACTTGTTCCTAACTTCTGTTAGGTCGGGGTAGTCCTCTGCTTTGTACATCGAACCGAGATTGATCTTGGCCTCTTGCACCAATGTCTCATACTCATCAAAGAAGTTATCGCACAATAGATTGAACGTACGCTCGTACCCATTCATGGTCTGCTTGTAGTCCATGAACAACTTGGTCGGCAACATGCGCTCACCCTTGTCTGCCCAAGGCAATGTGTGTTGGTTGTTATACAGACGAACTCGGGCGGCAAACTTCTCGATGTCTGCTCGTAGGCTTGTACCCGCAAACAGATTCTTCTTGGTCTGACTTGCATCTTTGTGCGCTGATGCACTCGCATTGACTTGGCTCGTGATCTCTCGGTCGATCTTCGACGCAGGCCATACGCTGATATTCAATTCCACTAACACCGCTGATGAACTAATACTCATTTTGTTTCTCCCATTTCAATTAAGTCATACACTTCCATCTCACCACTTACGCTATCCCCCATAGGATTCGCTCGGTCGTACATAAGTAACTCGGCTTCCTCTTTCGTGTTAGCCAGTACTGTTAGTTCTTCTTGATATGTAGTTATTACTACGCCTTTCCATACTTTCATCTTAGTCCTCCTTTTGTAGTTGTGCTTGTACCCAACCCGCAGTCCAAATCATTCGAGCTTCATCACTTAGGTAGTGGATGTCGTTGGCTTGTTCCC